GCTCGCTTGTGAGTGGCAGAAGGTTGGCGGTTACAACGGCTTTTCGCACGATGATATCTTCGTGATATGTGCCGTCAAGCGTATGAAAACTGTTCGGACCGAGGATTTTCTTGTAAAAAACCGAATACCCGCCGTGTTTGAGGTAACTTCCGATATCCGTTGAATCCAAATATAAATTCATGCTACCCTCCAATTACCAACGCCGTGCCACGGAGTTTATCTTCTCTGCGGAACTGCTCATAAGTCTGCCTTGCCAAAGTCTGACCGTCAATCTGTATGGTTAGATTGATGTTTTCAGACTTGTTTTGCCCCAAAATGGCAAGCAGATTTTTGTCTAATGGCAGTACGGCTTCGGGTCCGGCTTCACCGACCATCGCAACGGTAGGACGAGTCACGATCCCACCCTCTGCGAGTTGACTCAAGCCGCCCTTGGGCGTGGGCGGAATGTATGTGCTATATGTGCCGGACTCTTGGTCCAATGCCCGCTTGGAGCCTGTATACTCCCAACCCGACAACTCAATAAATTCCTTGTACAATTTGATTGCGGGAGCAAGAATATCAATGACCGCTTCTATCGCAGAATGGGCGGCATCAAAGACCGCTACAACGCCGTCTACGATGGACTCAACGCCCTCAAACACGCCAACAATAGTATCTTCAATGGCTGGCATATTCTCGATAACCCAGTTCCCGAACCGCTCAAAGGTCGGGGCGAGTCGTTCGCCCACCTCGATCATGGCAATGCTGACGGAGGATTTGATTTTCTCCATCGTCACCGAAACGCCTTGATTCATAGTGTTGAATGCGGCATCTGTCGCTCCTGCGGCGTTGCCCATTTCTTCAAGGTTGCCAATAAAGCCTTCCATGTTCTTTCCAGACAACGCAAGTGCGGCGTTGCCCGCTTCAACAGAACCGAACATATCTGCCATGCTGACATTCTGCTCGTCTGCGGCGATTTGCATGAGTTGTAGTGCCTCTGCAACATTTCCACCCTCACGCACAAATGCGGAAAATGTCTTGCCAGACATGGACTCGAAAGTTGTTGCCGCTTCCCCACCTGCTCTGGACAGTTCGACAAACAACTGCCTTAACTGGGTTGTTGCAACCCGTGTCGGCGTACCTTGTGCCGTCATGCTCGCTAACGCCGCCGTCACATCCCCGAATTCCACACCCAATGCCGATGCCGTGGGGATGACTTGGAACAGACTCTGCGATAGTTCGTCAAATGTGGTCTTACCTTTCTTGACCGCAGTAAACATCAAGTCGGATGCTTGGGCGGCAGAAAGTACATCTGTGCCATAAGCGTTAATAACAGATGTGATGCCGTCCACGGCGACTTCCAACTCCGTGACGCCGCCCTTTGCGGCTTTCTGTGCGACTTCCAAAAATTCAAATACATTATCCTGCGGCACCCCTGCGGATATTGCTTGATACAACGCAGGGATGGTCTTTTCGGGCAATACGCCAAACTCACGGGCGAAGTCTTTTACCTGCTGCTCCATTTCGCCCATCGCATCGCCGCTGATATCGGGCAACAGAGTGTAGACCTCCTGCATCCCCTTTTCGAAATTGGCGAACTCCGCAAGAGATTTTCCCGCCATAGCAACAGCCGCCGCCCCACCGACAGCGGCTCCAGCCATAGCAAACTTGCCGATATTCTTAAAGGCGGAATTTGCCTTGCTTTCCGTCTGTGCTATTCCACGGTTGAAGTCGGAATTATCCATTCCCATCTTAACCATTAGTTCCGCAATAGTCGCCATTAATAACCCTGCTTTCTTGCTTTTGCTTTAGCCTGTGCCGCCGCTTTGCGTTCCTTTTCTTTGTCTTCTCGCATATTGAAGTACGCCATCCACTCGCTCAATTCCTCGCTTGTGACCTCCCCAAGCATTCTACCCACGCTTGCATAACCTAACATTTCCGCAAGTTGGTAATAAAAATATCGCTCGGGTCGGTCTGTCAGTTTTTTACGAGTTCCTCAACATCCTCTTCCGTGATTTTGGATAACTTCTGCGATGCGGAGAAAATCCGATCCAATGCGGCAGCGGATTTATTGCCCAAAGCCTCCACATCGGCAACGGTAAACATTAAATCTTTTGTAGCGGGATCAATCACGGTCTTTGCTACAAGTTTTGCTCTGATGTTGTCGAACTTCATTGCCCTTGTGCCGCCCTTGCTGTCTACCATAGAGGCTTCAAAAGCATCTCGCTCTCTGCCAGTCATCATCTTTATGGTGACTGTGCCGCCCCATTCAGGGATCTCAATCTCCTGAGTCTTCAAATCATCACAATTGAGAATCATCTCTCTTGTCAGTTTTTTCATTTTACACTCCTAATCTGAGCCAGTAATCATAACTGACCCATCCAATAACTTCGTCCTGTACGCCGCCGATAGCCGATTGCACCTCGTCACTTTCAAGCAACGCCCAATAGCGATCCGGTTCATCTCCCGTGGCACTTAGAATCTCAAGCACGATCGGAACGCCCGCCACAAGTGCGTCCGAATAGGTCTCGTCTGCAACATTGAACTGCGATAATGTACCGCTTGCACTCTTGATGGTTGCCATACGGTTTTTGTAGGTATCGCCAAACGCCGTTACATCTGCCATGTCGCACATTTTAGAATGTGTTGTAGCGTGAGCGTATGCGGCGGTAGTCATCGGCAAATACTTACCCGTTACGGTAATAACCCTCGTATCTTCGCTCTCAAATGTGATAGTGCCGTTGAGATAATTGACCGTGTAATCTTCTGTAGTTTCTGTGCCGCCGTCAAGCACGGTCGGAGCGGTGTCTCGATCCAGTACCCTTTTGACCGCATTTGTAATCTGGTATGAAATATTGTCTGCGGTAGTTGTGGCTTCCGCAGTCATGGTTGTTGCCGCACCGCTTATCTTTACAGCACACTCGTTACCGCTTCTTTCCATCTTCTACTCCGATCTGATCGGAAGTGCTACAGGCTCACCCGTGCAAGCAAATGTAGCGGAAAAGGTCTGCTTGCCCGCAACATCCGAGGAAATCTCGTAACTTGCTACCAACGCCGGAACCTGATAACCCGCAACAGTCGGTCCGCTCGGCATGACTCCGATATAGATATCGTTACCCGGGATAAGCACATCCTGCCCTGTGGTGTCACCCACATACAAGTTGCCGCTGATTGTGATGGTGGTATCCTTCAACCCTGCCATCCTGTTCTTATAGGTGTCTCCGAATGCGGTGATATCAAGCATATCGCACAGCTTGGCGAAAGACGAGTTGTCTACGCCTAAAATCTTTGCCCCCGTACCAGCTTCCATCGCCGATGCTCCGTCAAGCACCCATACTTCGTTTTTGAATCCAGCCTGTTCTGCCATTTGTTTCTCCTTTTAGAACGTATGTTCTATGCCCTAAATCGACCCGTAGAGAGGTTTTTTATGACTTTTGGACACTACCTACGGTAATAGCATCTAAAGTTTATCGTCCATTCTTGACGGTTGCTTTCATCTCTGCCTATATCCAGTATGTCGCCCTGTTGCTCAATCATCAATAATTTGGTTGATGTTTTTCCGTGCAATGCGTCCTTGATGGTGTCGCAAAGGGTTGTGCCCGTGGCGTATGATGTGTTTCTGACCTTGATTTGAAAGGTCGGTTCCTCTACGAATGTGCCGGACAGAGACCTCGGATATCCGCCTGTCGCATAGATGCAGACGGCATTGTCCGGCGTATCCGGCATTGAGCCGATATAGACATTAGATACACCCGTAAGGAGTGATTTGATATCTGTCGTCACTTCTCCACAGCCTTTCTTATAGCCTCACCGATTGATTTAACATATTTGTCTTGGTTTTCCTTGTATGGGTTTTCAAGATATTTCGGTTGCCCGCCTTTTGGATGGTGGTAACTCGTATCCTCATGTTGCCGGAGTGCGTAGGGTTCTGCAAAACCCACAATCGCCTCGAACTTTTTTGGCTTCGGCTTCGGCGAACGCCGTGACCTTGTATCTCTGTCCGGCGATGTCTCAACGGATATGTCACCCCGCCATCCAACCACCGTGAATGCTGAACCTCTCAAGTCGCCCATA